GCTAGTGCCAGCTGGAATAAGCTAGCAGTTAAATCATTTGCCAATGGTTGGGACGCAATTTACAATTTGGACCCAAGCGGTGGTTTAAATATCAACGCAGGTTCAGTGTTTGCTCAGTACAATGCAAACCCAAGCGTGGCTACAGTAGGTACAGCTAACTTTAAGTTTTGGACATTAAGACAAAAAGGTATAGTATCGGCCACTGGTAATGTAACTAATCCTAGCTTTACATTAAGTGATACATTTGACATCAGGATCAATCGTCCTGGTAATCCTAATGTGTTTACCTACCCGATAACAATTACCGGTGGTACAACCGCTAGTCATTTTGTTACAAGCATACTTGCTGCAAATATTCCATACCTAACAGCTCAGGTAGTAGCAGGACAAATCCGTATTGATCATACAGCTGGCGGTATTATTGAGTTAAAAAACACTTCTTCAGGCGGTCGTAACCCAATTCAAACAGCCGGTTTTGTAGTAGGCGTAACAAATATTACTCAAAACCTAGTAGGTGGTAGTACATCTGTAGTGATTTCAGCTTGGGAAACCGTAGACCATTTCCACGGCGCAGCAAGACCATACAGTGATCCTGCTGATGGCACAATGTGGTACTACAATGATCCAACTGATGTTGACATTATGATCAATGACATTGATCCTATAACAGGCCGTCCTGCATGGAGAGGCTACAAACAGGTAAATGTTGACGCAAGAGGTTATGACCTAAGCAGAACTAATCCAATGGGAGTAATGGTTACACCAAGTCAGCCAATGACACAAGGTGATAACAGTCCCCTTGAACTAGGTGATCTATGGTTAGATACCAGCGACCTAGAAAGATACCCAAGAATATTTAGATATGTTGGGTCAAATCGTTGGGTATTAGTTGATAACACAGATCGTATTAGTCAAAATGGCATTTTATTTGCAGATGCACGTTGGGGAGGATCAGGTTCCGTTGATCCGATCAGCGATGTGCTACCTAGTACAGTGAGTTTATTGACCAGCGACTATCTTGATCTAGATGCTCCAAATGCTAGTTTGTATCCAAGAGGTACTTTACTGTTTAACACACGTCGCAGCGGTTACACAGTTAAGATATTTGTAGCTGATTACTTTAACATCATACGTTTTGGTGCTGCTGCAACTCTACCAGCCAAGACAAATTGCTGGGTCAGTCAACTAGGAATGGATAGTTCAGGTAATCCTTATATGGGTCATTATGCTCAACGCAATCAAGTCATCGAAGCTATGAAGGCTGCGGTAGATGGAAGCACTGCTGCAAGAGAAGAAAGTTATACTTATAACTTACTGGCTGCACCAGGATATCCTGAGCTGATTCCAAATCTAGTTGCTTTGAATAATGATCGCAGTAATACAGGATTTGTAATCGGTGACACACCAATGAATCTGTCAAATACCACAAACAGTTTTGTGGAATACAGCAACTTTGGTGCCACTACAGCTAGTCCATACCTGGCTCTATACTATCCAAGTGCATTGACCAATGACTTAAACGGCAACGAAATCGCTGTTCCACCAAGTCATATGATGTTACGTAGATACTTGTATAACGATCAAGTAGCGTATCAGTGGTTTGCGCCAGCTGGTACACGTCGTGGCTTGATTGATAATGCACTAGCTATAGGTTATGTTGATTACCGTACAGGTAACTTTGTACGTGCTGGTTTGAATAATGCACAAAGAGATACTCTGTATGAACAGCGATTGAATCCAATTACTTTAATCAACGGTGTAGGCTTAGTTGCTTATGGACAAAAGACACGTCAAACATCAATTGGTAGCTTTGGTGCAGCATCAGTTAGTGGCACCGCGCTAGATCGTGTAAATGTTGCACGTATGGTAAACTACCTACGTACAATTCTACAAGGTGTAGCTAATCAGTTCTTGTTTGAACCTAATGACAAGGTAACCAGAGATCAAGTTAAGCAGTTGATTGAAAGTGTATTAAATGATTTGATTGCTAAACGCGGTCTATATGATTACATTGTGGTCTGCGATGAAACCAATAACACACCAGAAAGAATTGCTAGAAATGAGTTGTATGTAGACATTGCTGTAGAACCAATGAAAGCTGTTGAGTTCATCTACATCCCAATTCGTTTGAAGAATCCAGGCACAATTTCTGGCGCAGCTACAGCTAGTCTAACTGCAGAATAAGGGTACCTGGCGAGGCATTAGAAACGGATAAATAAAATAAAGAACATCAGGAGATTAAAATGGCAGTAGCCTCTCTAAGTAGATTTACAGTACCTTTAAAAACTAACCAGAGTGCCAGCACTCAGGGTTTACTAATGCCTAAGTTAGCGTATCGTTTTCGCGTTACTTTCGAAGGTTTTGGAGTACCGGGTACAAATACAGTAGAACTTACCAAGCAGGTACAAAACTTTACTCGACCACAGGTAAGTTTTGAAGATATAAACGTACATGTTTATAACAGCGTGGTAAGACTTGCTGGTAAACACACATGGGGCGATGCAACTTGTGTTTTACGTGACGATGCCGGCGGTAATGTTACCAAGTTGATTGGCGAACAGCTACAGAAACAATTTGATTTCCTAGAGCAGAGTTCAGCAGCAGCAGGTGGTGACTATAAGTTTATCACACGTTGTGAAATGTTAGACGGTGGTAACGGTACACATGAACCAAAAATCCTAGAAACATGGGAACTATATGGATGTTACCTAAAAGAAGCCAACTATCAAGAAGTGAATTATGAAACCAATGGTGCTGTTACGATTCAGCTAAGTATCAGATTTGATAACGCACTACAGACACCAAAAGGTACTGGTATTGGTACTAACGTTGGTAGAGCCATTGGCCAGAATATTACCTTATAATCAGCGTACTGGCTAAGATAAAGGACCCAAAAGGGTCCTTTTTCTATGATAAATATTACAAATGGCTAACATATTCACTAATGCTGTAAAATTTGTAGGAGATACTCTTAAGCAGGTCGCTACTCCCGACAATCTAAGAGACTTTCAACACGCTACTAGGCTGTTCCTTGATGGCAACTATAGATTAAATCCTAAAAATAATTTCCTATTCTATGTTTACTTTGACGTAAACAACAGCGTAGCTAGTCCTTATATTAGTCAAAAAAATAGTGTGACTGAAATTGGTATGCTGGTTAAGCAGGCTGATCTACCCAAGTTCAGCGTAGAGACCAAAACATTCAACAGCTATAATAGACCTAATATAGTTCAAAGTAAACTACGTTTTGATCCACTTAGTATTGTATTCCACGATGATAATGCCAATGTTGTAAGAAACTTTTGGTATGATTATTATAACTACTACTATCGTGATAGCGACTATGACTATGCAACTTATGGTCTAGATCACAAATATCAGCCTCAATTAAATGGTAAGTTTGGGTATACCAAAAGACAGGAGAATCAACGCCCGTATCTGCGTAGTATAAGAATATACAGTTTACATCAGAAAACATTCAGCGAATATATTCTGGTGAATCCCATAATTAAAAATTTCAGACACGGACAACATACCAACACTGGTGACAGCGGCATCATGCAACATGATATGGTTATAGAATATGAAACTGTGCTGTACAGTGACGGCATAGTGACTATTGATAACCCAATTGGTTTCGCTACCTTACACTATGATAATACACCTAGTCCATTAAGACAGGTTGGCGGTGTGAAAAGTATATTTGGAACCGGCGGCCTATTAGATACAGCAGGATCTGTGCTATCCGACATACAACAAGGTAATTTTCTATCAGCAGCATTTAAAGCAGCGAGAGGTATAAACACAGCCAAAGGTATGAATCTTAAGAAAGCTGCCATATCAGAGTTGACTAATATCTATACACAGGATGCCACCAATGCTATCATAGGCGTAATCAACAACACCATGCGTCCAGGCCAGACTGGTTACAACGTACCAACCGTAGGCGGCATTGATGGCGTTATTAGTAATCGATATACTGGTATACAGAATACTAGTAGTGTAGCGGCTCTAGCTGGTGCAGCCTTATTGTTAAATAGTACGCCATTTACTAATCAATACAAGAGTACACCTAACCAAGTGCCTTTATCCAACCACAATCCGCAATTACCAAATAATACCGGCGTAGAAAAGCCAGCCACGCAGTCAGCTGACTTAAACATAGTAAACAATAAATCACCTGAACAGCCAGGTGTTGTGCAACAACAGAATAATACAGAGCGTAAGAATACATTAGACAGACTGATTGAAGGTTCGCAACGCAGAGTTGACAACCTCAATAGTGATCTGGTTACAGCTCGTCAGCAATTTAATAATGCTAATGCTCAGGTTAGTACATTGTATACGAGATTAAATGCTGTGCAAGCCACTGTACCGCCTAGTGGAGTCAATGTTACCGATTGGACTAACAATAAAAATGCTGTTATTGCTGATCTTAAATATCAAATTGAACAAACTACAATCATAAGGGACTTGGCTCAGCGAGCTGTTTCGGGAACTATTACATTAGTAAAAGATGAAGATTTAGTACTAGAAAATTATCGCAGAGAGCGAGGCAGACTACAATGAATCTAGCTAACAATATAACTAGCACTTCGTTACGTGGCGACCTTAATACTTCAGCTGGTACCTTCTTTAATAATTTTCTACAACCGGGGTTTACTGTAAGTCAAAATATCAATGATGCCATACTTGGATATTTTGAAAAGATTGCTAGTAGCAAAGAGAGTGCTAAGATTATGGCCAGTGCTATTGTCTATACAAGCCTGGCGCAGAGAGTAGACCCAATGGCAGTATTGGTTAAGTTTCAAGGACTCAGTGATGAAGAAAAATTAAATTTCATTAGTATGTTTTTGAATTTAAATCGAGTAGGATCTAGTTACCTTGGTATACATTCTAGGCCTAGAATTGGCAAATATGTGAAACGAGCTATTTTACCGTGAGTAAATACGCTCAAGGCAAATATACTGTACGCAATAGAGAAAAGTATGTAGGCCGTAAAGACCCCACTTATCGTAGCAGTTGGGAATTTAGTTTCATGCTGTTCTGCGATAACAACCCTAACGTACTACAATGGGCTAGCGAACCATTTATGGTTCCTTATCGTAATCCATTCACAGGCAAGAATACGATCTATGTACCAGACTTTATGATGGTCTATGTAGATAAATCGCAGACTAAACATGCTGAAGTAATTGAAGTTAAACCACACAAAGAAATAGCTATGGAAAATGCTCGTAGTGTACGTGATCGTGCAGCGGTGGCACTTAACATGGCTAAGTGGGCTGCTGCCAATGAATTCTGTAAACAGTATGGCATGAAGTTTAGAGTAGTTACCGAATCAGATATCTATCAGAACACCGCGCGACGCCGCTAAATAGTCTTATGACTAAGCGACTTGAAGAACTAT